GACGGTGGCGATGCACTTGTTGCAGGAGAGGACCATGTAGCCGGCTAGCCAGTACTCGCGGTGGGCGCCTGAGCATGGGCGGACTACGCGCTCGTCGGTCTGGGGTGCGGAGCGGAAGATGATCGGGTCGCCGACCTTGGGTTTCGGTAGCCGCGTGTCACGGTTCACGGCAGCCTGTGTCGCCGCGAGGGCGCGGCGTACTGACTCAGCCACGACCGGGTCGCGGATCTCTGGTGGTTCATCGGCTGGCGGCTCGGTCGTGTCGGGCACTGGCTGCGGTTCCGTAATGCCCCAGAACTCCTCCGGGCGGCCGTCGAGTCCAGTGCCGTCGGGGTGTGGATCGTGGATCATCCGACCTGCCTGCCACACCACGGCGTGCCGGAAGTCACCACGCGGGGACTTGCCGAACGCGAGCAGGGGCCGGTCTTGGGGCTCGTCGACCTTCCACAGGAGTAGAGAGTTCCCCTCTCCCTCGACATAGAGCCTCAGCGCAGCACCCCAGTCACGGAACTGAACGAAGTGAGGAACTGCGTCGATTGGGCGTTCGAGGATTGAGGCCACGGCCGCTTGGAGGCAGTTGCCGAGCACGATCGACCCTTCCTCGAACGGGATGGTCTGGATAACTGGGATCACCTGTTATCTCCTTCCCCGGTAGTTGTTCTGCTCGCAATTGACGTGTCGCGGTCGCGGACTATCGCCTCGGCGAGGAGATAGTCGTCGTGAGTCGGAGGCAGGTCGCAGTCGGGGTGCTGGGATCGGTGGAGGGCCATCGTTATCTGCCTGCCGGCGGGCCGTTCCCGGCGGACGCGTCGGGCGCCGATTCGTGGGCCTCGGCTTGTCGTCTCAGTCATTGGTGTATTCCTTCAGGACAGCGGGCGGGATCGCGGGCAGGGATGTTGAACCGACCTCGACGACCTCTGCGGCGAGTGCGGTTTTCGTGGGTCGGCGGGGGCGGGTGAGTAGGTCGGTGAGGTGGGCGACGCGGGCGCGGCCGATGGCGGCGTGGCGGAGTGCGCGTTTCTTGCCGGTGGTGAGGGTTTCGACGGTGTGTTCGAGGGTGGTGTTCTCCTCGCGGAGTACTTCGACGAGGTCGATTGGCCCGGTGGCGAGGGGCACGTCAGCGAGTGCGGGGAGCTCGGTGAAGGGATTGTCGACCGGCGTCACCAGCGCTGGGGGGAGTGTCTCGTTCTGGCGGGCTTGAGCTTGGGCTGCTGCACGGCGGCGGTCCTGGGCTTTGAGCTGCTCGGTCCGGGTGGGGGTGGTGAGGTCCGGGTAGCTGCTGCCTTGGGTGTAGCCGAGGAGGTAGCTGGTGCCGGCGAGGAGTGCGAGGGCGAGGAGTGCCCAGGCGATAGCGGTCACGATGGGGATCTCAGGCATTGGTTTCCTCCCAGAGGGGCGTGAGGGTGTCGTGCGCGGTAGGCGCAGTGGACGGGATGGTCCATGGGTCGGCGGTCGCGGTGCGGTGACCGGTGAGCTTGAGGACGGCCTCGGCGAGTGCGCGGCTGCGGTTGAGGTCGTGGATGGCGTTGTCGAGGAGCTTGCCGTCCTTGCTGACGAGGGGTTCGGCTTGGTTGCGTTTGATCTGGAGGGCTTCGAGGATGGGCGGGTCGGAGCCTTCGGTGGAGTGGAGGAAGTAGGCGACCACTGGTTTGTCCTCGTCCATGCCGTCGCGGCGGAACCGGCCGATGGCTTGTTCGTGGACTTGGGGGGACCAGTCGAGTTCGCCGAACACGGCGACAGAGCACACCTTCTGGAGGCCGTCGATGCCGGACCCTGACCTGAGGGACATCATCATGATGCGGGAGCGGCCGCTCTTGAACTCCTCCTCGGCGGCGGCCTTCTGGGTGGGGGACTCCGTGCCGGTGTACATGACAGGGCGGAATTCGCGGAGGGATTCTTGCCAGAGGTCCCAGACGGCTCGGTGCCAGCCGAAGAGGGCGACCTTCTCCTCCGATTCGAGGAGGAGGCGGACGAACTCGGCAACGTAGGGGGCTTTCGCGATGCCGGTCGCTTCGCGCATCTTCCAGTCGAGGTCGCCGGATGCTCGCCACCGTTCTTCCCGGGTGCCGGCGTTCGAGAGGATGAGGCGTGCCATGGCGGCGGCATCACCGGCTACCTTCTGCAGCACCTTCGGGTCGGCATCGACGAACTGGGGCACCTTGATGGCCTTCGGGAGGTCGTGGCCAACTTCCTCACGGGTGTGCCCGATCATCAGGCCCTTCTCCCGCAGGTAGGAGCCGAGCGCTGCCGGTTGTGCGACATGGATGTGGCCGTTGTTGATGACGTGACCCCACTCGCGGGTGAACTCCGTCGACGTGCCCAACTCGCCGGGGGCGATGATGTTGAAGATCGCCCACACCTCGCCGCCGTAGTTGTACACAGGGGTGGCGGTGAGGCCCATCACGAAGTCCGCCTCGGCGGCAATGTGCGCAGCAGCGAACCCCTTGTCGGTGCTGGTGCCGTTACGCAGCTCCTGCACCTCGTCGAAGATCACCGACCGCACCCGCCCAGCGAGCGCGTCACGCCATCCGGCCAGCTTCGAGTAGGGGACGATCATGACGTCGGGGAAGTCGCCGTCGATGATGTGCTGCGGTGGTTTCGTCTTCTTCGCCACCTCGACGGTCAGCCACGGCATGGACTCGTTCAGTTCGGTCACCCACCGGGGTGGAAGGTGGGTGGGCGGGACGATGACGGCGGGGCGTGCGGTTTCGTCGGTGAGGTTGAGCAGACCGGTGAGGGTTTTGCCGAGGCCGACTTCGTCGGTGACGAGGATGCGGTGCCGGACGCGCAGCATCTCCAACGACTTCACCTGGTACGGGTACGGGGTTTTCAGGAGGGTGCCGGCGTCGAGCTTCAGGCGGGGTGGGCGTGCGAGAACCTTGCCGACGGCGAGTTCCTGCTCGCGGTGAGCGACCGCGGCGTTGGCGAGCATGCCGGCGGATGCCTTGTCGGCAGCTTTCAGCGGCCACCGTTGGATGAACCACTCAATATCGCGGGCAACCTCGATGGTGTGGGAGATCACGAGTGTGCCGGTGCGTCCCTGCTGGACCCGACCGAACACCCGCTTCGCGCGGATCGCGGCGGCCGGTTCGAGGTCTAACAGCCAGCTGCCGCGGGCGCCGGTGGTCTTGTCGAACTGGTACTTGCCGTAGGTGCGTGCGCTCACAGGGCAGCCCCCACGAGGGACACGAGGGAGAGGGGCTTGTTGCACAGCTGGTCGGGGAGGTGGTGGTGCTTGGCGCGGGTTGTGACGAGGACGAGGGACTCGATCTCCGGGCACTTCGCATAGCGGGTGAGTTGACGGATGACGTTGGCCCAGGAACCATCGATCTTGACCTCGATGCCGGTGCGCCCGACCATGAGGTCGATGCGGGAGACACCGTCGGAGAGACGCACCTCACGATCGGGGTGCACGTCCCGGGTGTTGAGGTAGCTCTGGATGGCGGCCTGCAGGTCGTCCTCGGTGACGTGTTGGAGGTTCGCATCGGCGAGCATCGTGGCGATCGTGTGAGCACCGTGGAAGGAGTCAAGGACACGTTGGATGTGGGGCTGGTGGCCGGTCATGACCCACCCCCGATGGACGCTGCACGTGTCTGGACCTCCGCGAGCTGCTGCTCGATCAGTGTCGTGGTGTCGTCGTCGAGGTGGCGGAGGCCGAGTGCCCCGGTGAACGGGATTGGGGTCAGCTCGCGCGGGTTGGTGAACTGCCAGTGGAAGAGGCCGTCCTGCGCCCACGGTGACCTGCTGTCCGTCGTGACATCGACAAGGTCAGCGACGGCGACGATCGCACCACGCGGCAGACCGAGGACGTACGGGGGGAGTATCTGCTGCTCGGGCCAGATCTGACGGAAGTCCTCGTCGACGTCACGCCCAGCGTGGATCGCGACCGGACCCCGGTACAGGGTTCCCCACGAGCGGTTCTCGATGTCCTTCCACCCCGCGGCGAGCGCGAATGCCCAGGGCTGTTTGACGGTGAGGATCTTCATGAGTTCTGTGCCTCTCGGAGTGCCATTGCGTTGAGAGCTACGAGGGTCTCGGCGCTGTCGGAGGGGTAGGTGACTGGGTATCCGGCGGTGGCGAGGATTTCGCGGATGTCGGCTGTGCGGAGGTGGCTGTATTCCATGACTGCTTGGCGGTCCTCTTCTGTGAGGGGGCGCTGGTCGGGCCATTCGATGCCGAGGATGGCGAGGGTGCGTCCTGGTTGCATGAGGTCGCGGATGGCGGTGAGTGCTTGTTCGAGGCGGAGGTTCTCGGCTTTGGCGGCTTCGAGCATCTCGGCGGCGTCGTTGGCGCCCATCAGTGGCCTGCTTGGAGGAGTGCGTTGAGGCTGGTGGCGATGGTGTTGATGAGGCCGGGGACGTCTTCGGGGGATATGGCGATGGTGACGTTGTCTGTTTCTTCGCTTCGGTTGAGGCGACCGATGAAGGTCATGTGGATCTGGGCTTCGGTGCCGGGCTTGCCGAGTTGGGCGCCGAGGATGGCGGCTGACTCGAACTGTTCGAGGAGGATGAGGCGGTCCGATGCCATGAACGTTTCACCGTCAGGGAGTCCGAATGCGTTGAGGTTGCTCATCGGCTTGCCTTCCGGTTGCTGGCCTGTGCGGTGACCATCGCGAGACGCTGCCGTGCGCGGATGCGACGGCGAGCTTGCTTCTTGTAGCGGCGGGTTTTCTTCCCGCTGAGGCCGCGGAGTGCGGAAACGGTCATGCGGTCGAAGTCGTCCGCGGTGGATGCGAACAGGGCGGCGAGGCGGCGCATTGAGTCGGCCATGGCAGCTGCGGCAGATTCGACTCTGCTCAGCGGGTTGGGTGTGAGGTTCGGCTTGGGTCGGGCGAAGTCGTCGAAGCGGGCCTCGAGGGCGATGTACTCCTCGCGGGTGATCTGCTCAGTGGTGGCCATGGGTGTCTCCTCAGAACGGGGTTTCGTCGGTGGGGTAGTTGCCTGTCGTCCACGAGTCCGTGGGGAACAGGTCGGGGTCCTGCGCGTCGAGCGGAGGGGTGGGCGACTCGGACGCACGCGATGTCGTGTCGCGGGTCGAGGTGGCACGGACGACCTGGGCGGTGGCGTACCGGAGGGATGGGCCGATCTCGTCGACTTCGAGCTCGATGCTGGTGCGCTTCTCGCCTTCCTTCGTCTCGAAGGTGCGCTGCTTCAGCCGTCCGGTCGCGATGACGCGGGTGCCCTTCGTGAGCGATCCGGCGACATGCTCGGCGAACTCACGCCACACCGATGCGCGTAGGAAGAGTGCCTCGCCGTCCTTCCAGTCGTTCGACCTGGAATCGAACGACCGTGGTGTGGACGCGATCGTGAAGTTCGCGACCGCCACGCCGTTCTGGGTGTACCGCAGTTCGGGGTCCGAGGTCAGGTTCCCGACAACGGTGATGATCGTCTCGCCGGCCATCAGTTGCTCACCTCGATGAACACGACGCAGAAGCGGGCGTCTGGTCGAGGATTCATGTGCGCGAGCGTCGTGCCGATCAGCGCCGGCAGGTCGTCCGGTGTCGCACCGGTGCCCTGCGGGGCGTACTGGGATTCGAGGTCTTCCTGAGAGACCCACCGGGTGGTGCCTTCGGGGTGACGCACGAGTGCCCCGCCGGCGTTGCGCATCCATGATGTGACGCGGAAGTCGCGGTCGAACTCTGCGACCTCCTGATCGGTGGTCACGGTGCCGATGGCGAGGACCTCGACGTTGGGCTGCAATCGCACGTACAGTTCGGTCATCAGCCGGCCACCTTCGCAGGCTTGGACACGCGACGGTGGGTGCGCTTCTCGGGCACCTCGAGGCGGGCCCGTTCGCGTGCGGACTGGCCCGGACGCAGGTCGAGCTTGGTGACCTTCATCTCGTCGGAGAGGGCATCGTGTCGGCGCTGCCGGTCGGCTGCCTCCACCTGCTTGAGTTCGGTGGTCTTCATGATGCTGCGGCTTCCTGTGTTGAGGATCGGAGACTGGCGAGCACTCGTTGGCGGCTCAGCCAGCGGTCCTGTTCGCGGGGTGTCGGGGGTGTTGATGGGACTTCGGAGTACCAGACGGCCATGCGGGGCCAGTCCTCCACGCTGTACTCGAAGCCGTGGAGGCTGGCCGCCTCATCGACGACGCCTTGCCACCGGGCACGCTGCGCCTCAGTGCGGGCCAGCTGGGCCTCGTACTCGGTCAGCGTGCGCGGGGTTCGGCTGCGTCGGTTTCGCATGGGTCAGGCCGCGTCGATCAGACGTCCGAGGAGCTCGATGCCCTCGGTCTTGTTGATGTGGCGCACGTAGGCGAAGGTTCCGGGGGTGGTGTTGTCCTGGGCGTCCCACTTCGCGCGAAGCGCGTCGCGTACAGCGGCGCGGTAAGCCCAGTAGTCGAAGGGCTTGCCCGCCGCCGCCTCCGCCGCCTCCGCCTCCGCCGCCTCCGCCTCCGCCGCCTCCGCCGCCTCCGCCTCCGCCACCGCCTCCGCCGCCTCCGCCGCCTCCGCCGCCTCCGCCTCCGCCGCCTCCGCCTCCGCCGCCTCCGCCTCCGCCACCGCCGCCACCGCCTCCGCCGCCTCCGCCTCCGCCACCGCCACCGCCTCCGCCACCGCCGCCACCGCCGCCACCGCCACCGCCACCGCCACCGCCACCGCCACCGCCACCGCGCCGGGCGTGACGTCGGGGTTCTTGGCGAACTCGGCCTTGACGACCTCGCGGAGCTTCGCGTAGGCGTCACGGCGTGCGTCCCAGACGTTGTCGTACATGTCGGTCAGTGCCTTCCGTGCGGCAGCGCGGGTGGCGTTGTCGGTCACGGGGGCGAGGCTGCGGAGCAGCTCGGCCTGGGCGGTCTTGCCTGCGAGGTCGAGCCACCGCGGGGTGGCGACGCGGTATGCCCAGTCGGCGAGCATGAAGCGGCGTGCTGCGTCCTTGCCGTCGTTGGCGGTGTTGAGCATCCGCGGGATGTATGCCTTGAGCAGCTGACGGTCGTCGTGGCCGAGGTTGTCGTTCAGTCGGCGGCCGAATGCTCCCAGAACGGGTGAGACGCACTGGGGGCGGTCGCTGAACGGTTCGCCTGCGAGGTAGGAGCATGCCTCGAGGAGGCACATGCCGGCCTCGGGCGAGCGGTGGTTACCGGACTGCAGGTCGATGGTGTCGATGTTGATGGTCATGGTCTTGCCTTTCGGGTTGGTTATGCGGATCGGACTAACGGTTGGGCACCGAGCGCGAGCTCGAGTTGACGTGCTGGGCTGATGGATGGTGGGGTGCGTCGCCATGCGGACTGGACACGCTGCGACCGCAGCCACCGTTCCGCTGATGCCGGCGCGAGGTACGGGGGCACGGACGCATGCCATGCCGCGATCGTCGGCCACATGTCGGTGGTGAAGTTGTGGTGCAGTGCGCTGGCCTCGGCGACGACGTCCTGCCACTGCTGGATCTCGGCCAGGACGCGGGCAGCCTGCGCGAGGGCGGCAGCTGCGGGCGACCCGGTCAGGGTCTCGTCCTCTGGTTCGGGGAGCAGGTGCAGTCTGGTCGCGACGCGGTGCGTTCCGAGTTCGCTCATGGCCACGTCGGCGAGGTGCTCGAGCCACGAGTCCGACATGCTGCCGCACGCGCAGCGGGCACCGAACGATGAGAGTGCAACGAGCTCGTGGTCACCCATGCGCTCAGCGACGTCGTCGCCATCCGACTCCGTGAACATCATGGAGCCACCGCCAACCGAGAGCTCTTGCCATCGCTTGGAATCTGGTCGGCTACTGGCTGTGCATAACTCGACCGCTGCGAGAGCGCATCTTCTTCGTTGATGTTGTGGGTTGCTGTTGCTGTTGCTGTTGCACGTTGTAGGCCGCTGGTAAATGCGCCATCGCGTTTACCCATATCGCTGGGTAAAAGGCTGGGTAAATACATCGCTGCGCCATAGGGAAGATCGGTGTCCATCTCCTTCGGGTTGACAGCGTTCTGTCGGAGGATTGTCTTCACCTGGGGCTTCTCCCATGCAGGCCACTCGGGGTTCTCCTTCTGGAGACGCTTGAGCTCGTGCACGAGGGCCGCACGGATCTTCCGGGACCCCACGGTGCCGTACTGCTTCGACATGGTCACCGCGAGTCGAGGGTTCTTGAGGATGGGGTCGTGGCGCAGGTAGGACCGCACGAGCACCTCTTCGGACTCCTCGTCGACGACGATGAAGAAGGCGTACGAGAGCTCCTGGGCGGCGATGATCGTCGCGGAGGTGGGGTTCTCAGCCGACCCTTGCGCGATCTTGCCTGGGCGCCAGTCGGCTACACCGCAGTAGTTGAGAGTCGGTGAGCCCAGAAGGGTCATGTAGAGGTGCTGGGCAGGGACGGTGAGGTTGAGCCAGTCGTCGTCGGACCAGATGTCGTGCCTAAGCTGCCCGTACTCTTTGGCCATCAGGCGGCCCTCCATCCGGGTTCGACGTGGTGAGAGAAGGAGCCGATCGCAGCCCCGATGATGTCGCGCGCGGACGGCGGTGTGACGGCGTTGCCGGCGGCCTTTACGAGGTCGCGGTTCGAGATCGGCTTGTTGCGATCCGGCGGCTGCCACTTGTAGTCCCGGGGGAACGCCATCCCGCCAGCCACCTCGTGGGGCATGAACATCCTGAAGAGGATGTCGTCGAGCATCCCGCGTGCCGCTGCCAGGTCGGTCGGTGTGACCACCCGCCTCGCGGGCCGCTGCAGGACGGCGACGTTGCCCCCCGTGGTGAGGGTGCGCAGGGTCTCCATCACTGGCGTGGACATCGCAGCCCCATCGCCGTTCATCCGGTGCACGAGTGCGTAGCGGTCATGGGTCGTGAGCGTGCCCACCGGATCAGTGACCGGGGCACCACTGCTCGAGGAACCGTAATAGGGCGTCACGAGGGCGTGGGCTGCACCGTCAGCGACGATCGTGCGGAGAGGCTCGGTCGCGGGGTCGAGGTTCCTGTCACTGCGATCGCGGAACTGCGACACGAAGGGGCGCTGAGCCAGTCCGTGGTGGTTGCCGAGTGCGGTGACCGTTCCCATCGCATCTGACGTGGGGCGCGCCGTCGAGGTGCCATACATCTCGACGACCAGCGGGTCGACCGCCAGCGCGGTCTCGGCCCGAGTCGTCTGCGTGCGCAGCGGAGCGTCGAGGCTGGCCGCCTCCTTGCCGTCGCGCCCCTCGACCGGCACAGCGAGCGCCTTGGAGTTCGTGGTGTGCAATGCCTTGAGCGGGTCTGTGGTGGGCCATGCCCGCATGTACCCGTCAGGGTCGCCGTGCCGGGCGTGGCGAGGGTCTGCGGTGTCGTAGGTGTTCCCGCCCGCTTCGAGCGTGAGGGGACCCCAGTGACGGGCTATGCCGGCGGCGATGCGTGCGAGGGTCTTGTCGGCGAGGGGCTTGTCTCGGTCGCCGATGCGTTGCCCGGGCACTGACCAGTCGATCGCTGTCGCGGCGGGCATCCAGTAGGGCTCGACGATGGTTCCGCAGCGAGGGCAGCAGTACAGGTATGCCTGCCGGTAGCGGCCGACCGTGCGGTTCGGTTTGAACGACTGTGTCGCGTTGACCTCGATGTCGCACTTGCCGCAGTGTGCTGGCGGGGAGACGACCTTGTCGAGCTCGGGGGGAGTTTCGCCCTCGGGCCAGGCGACGATGTAGATGCGGTCTCGGGACTGGGGGGCAGGTGGCCCGTAGAGGGATGCGTGCATGCTGTTGAGGGAGAGGACACGGAAGTCGTAGCCGAGAGCGCGCAGTTCCTGCCTCCACACGGTCCATGCGGTGCGGTACTGGGCTTGGGTGGCGATGTCGACGACGTTCTCGACGATGACCAACCGGTACCGGTGGTGGTCGATGAACCGCAGCACGTCGAACATGAGCAGCCGTGAGCGCTGCTTCACATCGTCAGACAGTGGGTCCTCGAACAGCCCTTCCTCGATCGCTGGCATCTTCGAACCGTTGGCCTGCGACCACTTGGTGCACTCCGGGGATGCCCACAGGATGTCGGTGCGGCGGAAGTACTGGGGGCTCTCCTTGTGGAGGTCGACGACTGCGTGGTCGGTGTCAGGGTGGTTGAGGTTGTGGATCTCGGTCACGAGCTTGTTGTGGTTCGCGGCCATCTCGATGTGCACGCCCGGTATCTGGGTGCCCCCGGTCGAAGACCCGCCAGCTCCGCAGAAGAGGTCGGTGACAGTGACAGTCATTCGCTGACACCTTCCGTCTCGGGGACGGCGGCGAGCGCGGTCTTGAGTCGTGTGAGGGCGTCGGTGAAGTCGGTTTCGGTGCGTTCGCTGGTGACGATCCAGTAGTCGGAGCGGAGCTTGGCGGAGAACCCTTGGGAGGTTTGGACGAGGACGCCGTGGGGGAGGAGTTCGGTGTCGAGGATGGGGTAGCGGCCGGCGCGGCGGGTGTCGATGGCGAGGACGAATCCGGTGGCTTCGAGGATGTCGCGGACGTGGGTTTCGTCGAAGGTGTAGGGGGTCATTCGAGGTCTCCAAAGAGGGCTTGCTGGTGGGGTCGTCGGACGCGTTGCATGATGAGGGGCATGTGCTTGGCTTCGCGTTCGACGAGGATGGAGTGGAAGCCTTCGATGAGTGCGGCTTCGCCGGTGGTTCCGGATCCGGCGCAGAAGTCGACGACGGTGCCGCCGGGTGGTGTCGTGAGTCTGACGAGCCACCTGATGAAGTCCAGGGGTTTCACTGTCGAGTGACGGACCCCCCCCCTGTTCTGGGCGTTCGGTACCTGGTGCTTTGGCTTCGTACCTGAATGTGGGGAAGAAGCGGGATGCTCCTCCGGCGTCGTCGTATTCGGTTCCGGTGTGGGTGGTGCCCCATCCGTCGCCTGCGCGGCCCGTGCGTGGCTTGCCGATGCGGGACTGGGTGACACCGGTCTGGCGGTCGAGCTCGTCGGCCTGTGATTCGTCGAGGGCCACGTTGGTGGGCCATCGTCCGGCGGTGCCGTCGTAGTCCTTCACCTCCGTCTTGGAGTAGTCGCCGTAGACGTTGTTTCCTCCGGGCTCGGTGCCGAACGTGGCGTGCTGGTTCTTGGCGGTCGATTCCGCGAGGTCGGCTGCGTTGCGGTGGGGGATGCGGGCGGCACGGATGTTCAGGGCACCCGTGGAGTGCTGCAGCACGTTGGACGCGACCGTGCCAGCGAACGGCTTACGGGCGACGATGATGGGTTCGAACCCGGGCTTCAGCGCGGTCCCCCACCCGTCCCATGTCTCAGCCTCGGGGGTTGCCGGTTTGGTCACATCGACATCGCCGGTGGTGCTGCCGTTCGTGAAGTTGCCGCGTTCCGCTCCTGCGGCTTTGTCGATCGCCTTCGACACGTCGTGCGACTTTGGGAACCCTGACCCATACAGCCAGGCGATACCGTCGCGGACTTCGAACCCGGCCATGCGGATGGCGGTGCCCATGAGGTCCTGTGTGCGTGAACCTGCGAAGGAGAGAAGCCATCCGCCGGGCTTGAGGATGCGCATGCACTGGTCCCACGCGGCGGGCGGCGGCACGAACTCGTCCCACTCGTGACCCATGAAGCCTCGCCCACCGGGGGTGAAGTCACGCTCACCGGCAAGCCACCGCGTGTACGTGTCGACGATCAGCTCGACTGGCAGATCGCGCAGCGCGTACGGCGGATCCACGATGACCGAATGAACGGACTCGTCGGGCAGGGTGGCCAGCACGTCGAGGGCGTCGCCGTGGTGGACGGTGATCCGTTCATCGGCGAAGTAGGGGGCGGGCGCGGTTGTCGTCATCGAGCCACCTCGGTGAAGGTGGGCGCGGTGTAGCCGTCGGCGTCGCGACCCCATGCGATCGAGTGGGTGGCTTCGGGCAGTCCGCCGGCACGCACGAGGAGGTACGCACCCCATGCGGTCGCCAGCCACTCCTCAGGGCAGTCCCGCTTGATATGCAACGCCGGCACCGCATTGTTGGGGGCGTCGATGGTGACGACGTCTTCCCAGTGGTCGCTCTTTCGTCCAGGGTGATCGGTTCTGGCCCAGAACTGCACCGACCGTGTGCCGGTGGCGGGCATCTCGACGGCGACCACGACAGGTTCGGCCAGCGTGCGGGTGGTGCTCATACGAGGAACCCCTTGGCTCGGGTGAGGCGTGCGACGGGCACTTCGCGGTAGTCGATGCGCTGGAAGGAGTTGAGCTTGGTGAGGTGCGCGAGCTCGTCGGCTACGGCGATGACGCGCCAGACGGCACGGTCGTAGTTGGCGACGAGGACGGTGTCGCCGCGGCGGATGGGGCGGGGCGGTCTCATTCGTCGACTCCCTGCGTGGCGGCGGCGGCGGGGGTCTTCGCGGCCTTCTTCATCTGGGAGACCTGCGCCTTGAGCTTCTTGATGTCGGCCTTCGCACGGTTCAGGGGGGATGCTTCACGGTTGTTGCGGGTGGAGGTGAGGGCGGCGACGATCTCTGTGGCGGCGAGCAGCAGCACTGGCATGGCGGCCTTCACCCATGGGGCCGCTGCCGATGCGGGGTCTTCGGTGATGTCGGTCGTCGACACGAGGTACGTGTAGTTGCAGTAGGCGGAGAACATCACGAGCGCGACGGTGACGGAGGTGGTCAGCCATGCGGCGAGGTGTGCGCGGCGTCGGCGCAGCGACAGGGTGGCCAGGGCGGTTCCGACGAGGAACACGTCGACGGCCACCGGCAGGGTCCACTGTTTCGCGGGCGAGTCGACGATGTAGGCGGCGAAGTGCAGCAGTCCATCGATCGAGGCGACGCCGGCGGCGATGACCGCGGCGAACAGCAGTCCGACCTCGACCCAGTAGATGACGATGTTGTCGGGGTTCCACGCCTGACCTGCGCCGGTGCGGGACCGGGGACGGCGGGCGACCGGACCCGCCGCCTCCGGCGACTTCGGGGTGCGCGCCTTGCGGCGGCGTGCCCGCGTGGCAGGCGGCGGTGTGACGTCTGCGGCAGGGAAGAGTCCACCGTCATCGACGAGGGCGGTGCTCATACGTGCTCACCGTTCTCGTCGATGCGGTTCTGGAACTCGGGCTTGCCGAACCGTGCCGGACGGGTGACGACCTGCTCCCGCTGCACGGTGCGCCACGTCTTCTCACCGGTCTTCTTGTCGACGCGGGAGATGCGCACGGTCTTCGGGTAGCGGACCTCGCGCGCGGGCTCGAGCACCGGTCGGCTGGCGAGCAGCACGGGGCGCAGGTGGGCGAACCATTCCCGTGCGCTCGGCTCAGCTGATGCGACCCGCTTCCCGACGGCGTTGCGGGGGCGGCCGATGAACAGAGACTTCGGTTCGAAGGGGAGCGACTTCGCGGGACCGCGTCGACGCTGGGTGCGGTTCTGTGCGGGCTCGAGTGGGGTGTTGTGCATCAGAACTGCCTTCCATTGCGGTCGTTGAGGGCGGTGAGGTATTCGTCGAAGTCGTCGTGGTAGTCGGTGCGTCCCTGCCCGTCGGAGTGCTCGACCCATCCCCACCGGAACTGGCCGTCAGCGGTGACCGTGTAGATGGCGACCTGGCGGCCGGCGATCAGCTGCGCTTCGGCGCGGGTGAGTCGGTGGTCAGAGACGGGCGTGCTGACGCTGTACCCGTTGAGGGTCTCCGCGACGTGAAACCCGATGCGGGCGATCTGCATCATGAGAGCGTCGGCACGTTGCCGCGCCTCGGTGTACTGGGCGATGTCGCCCCACAACGGGCGGTTCATGCTGCCCACCGCTCGATCGCTGCCGGTGACAGGACGGCGAGACAGTCCTTGCACAAGTTCTTCCGCGCGTGCGGGTCACGAACCTCGCGCACAGTCGGACACCGGTCGCACTCGCGCAGGTACCGCACACGGCGGGTGCTGGGGTCGTGGACGATCTGCGTGCGGGGCGGCGTCAGCATGGCGACGGTCATCGCTTGCCTCCCGGTGCTTTGAGGATGAGCTCGAACGTCCAGTTCTCGCCGATGCGGCGGCTGGTGACTTCGCCCTCGAGGTCGAGCAGGCACACCCACGAGTCGTTGACCCGGTGAGTTGACTGGACGGTGCCCTCGTTCTGGTTCGTGATGGTGCTGATGGGGCGGTTGTAGAGGGCGTGGTCGGTGAGGGTCGCGCGGACGTAGTCGCCGGACTTGAGCTCGTGGATCTCGACGACACGGCCCTGGATGATCGGCTCGGGCATCAGTTCTCCTCGGACAGGGTGGGAAGTTGCATGTCGGTGAAGGGCGTCGAGGTCGGCGACGGAGACGGGGTCGGGGTTGGCGTCGGCAGCGGTGGGCGGGCGCATCCGAACACGAGCGCGGCGCTGCCGAAGATGACCAGCAGCACGGTGAGTGGCTTCATCGGGTCCTCCTCGCCGCGGCTCGGTGGGCGATCGTGAGGACGGCTGCGAACAGGAGCGCCCATCCGACGATGTCGAGGCCGTTGAAGGTGGGGGACTGGATCGCGCCGGCGATGGTGAGGCTGACGCCGATGATCAGGATGATGATGCTCATGCGGGGCTGCTGCCTTCCTGCTCGATGGCCCACTGCGCGGCTTTCGCGAGTTCGTCGAGGCGGCGCATGGTGACTCGGTGTGTGAACTCGAGGAGGTCGAGGTAGATGGGGGTGCCGCCGCGGCCGACGATGACGTTCTTCTGGGTGGCCTCGACTGCGTACAGGTGGGTGGAGCGTCGCTTGTTCATCGGATCGCCTCCCACAGAGAGGCGTCGCCGCCGTGCTCGGACATGCCGACACCTTCGGCTTGGCGGATGCGCGCCGCGACCGGCCGCTTGGTGCGGATGTTGTAGGTGCGGGCCATCTCAGCGCAGGCCGTGCGCACACGCTGGGCTGTGCGCGTTCCGCGCTCGGCCACGTAGAGGCCGTAGAGCTCGTCGTGAGTCAACGGGCGGCGGGCGTTGGCGAGCAGACGGTAGAGGGTGTCCTTGAGGGACTCGTTGTCCTCGCGCGAGATTCGAGCGGCCGCCCACGACGTGTCGGGATCCTGCGAGCGCACCCGGGCTTCGAGTTCTGGGGTGTCGTCGAAGAGCGTGGGCTGCTCGAGTGTGTCGGTGCTCATAGGTTGGTTCCGATTTCCGACGAGTTGCGGTGACGGCACATACCCGAGTGACCCTTGGGCCGATTGCAGTACTGCATGCTTGATCCGGGTGTGTTCAACAGCTCATGGCACTGGAGACGCATCCACTCGTTGCCGAATGCCTGTACGCGTACCTGCGCTGCTCGTGCCTCTCGAAGCGCCTCGACGTACTGCTTTTCGATCGACTCAAATGTGAGCTCGTCGACCGGTTCGATTTCGCTTTTCTCGGTCATCCTGTGCGTCTCCTCAGTCGCTTGGTGTGCTGCTTTGGTGTGGGCGGTCGGGTTCGGGTTCCGACCTGCCGGTTTCGGGTCCGGCGGCTAGGTGGTCATGCGACTTTTCGTCGCGCTCGGGAGTGGGGGCTGCGCTGCCATGGGTCGACAGGTGCAGCGAGGTGTTCGCGTACCTGGCTGGGGAACATGCGCCAGACGCGACCGACCTTGAATGCGGGGACGTCGCCGGCGTGGATGAGGTTGTAGGCGGTGTCCTTGGAGACGTTGAGCATCTCTGCGAGGCCGCCGACGTCGATGGCTGTCTCGTCGGTTTCGGTGATCATGGCTCGCTCCGCTCGACGTTGTATCCGGCTGCGGCGAGCGCTTCGATGAGGGCTTGTTCGGGGACGAGGGTGTAGGCCAGTGCGATGTCGGGGTTGGAGTCCTCGGTGCCCCAGAGTGCGACCGATGTGGTGCCGTCGTCTTCGCGGATGCGCTGGATGCTGATGGTGCTGTCGTCGTCGCGGACCGAAACGATTGCGAGGGTCTCTGGTTCGGGGGTGTTCATGCTGCGTCCTCGATGTCGGCGCTGATGGCATCGACGGGGACCTTGAGCCCGTGTGCGATGCGTACCAGGAGTGCAGGTGAGACGTCGCGGCCCTTCTCAAGGTGGGAGATTGTCGGCGCGGTGGTCTCTGCCCGAGATGCGAGTTCGGCCTGCGTAAGACCGACCGCCTCGCGGAGTGCCTTCACCGCCGCCCCATTCACTTTGCGTGTCGCCATACCCGCAACAATACGCATACCGAATCTAGACCCGCAACCCCCGCAACCATAATGTTCAGAAATCTGTTCAGAATGCTGAGAAATTCGCGCAATTGGATTGCGGATTCTTGCGTGTTTCTGGGAGGATGCTCAGCATGGCGATTTCATGGTTCGAGCTACGCGACGCCCGACAGCTGTCCGGTCTTACGCAGGAGGCACTCGCGCGTCGGATGGGTGTCTCCATCCGCTCCGTGCAGAACTACGAGCGCCCCAACGCGGAGATACCCCGCAAGGCCGAGCACGCGATCAGACGCGTCCTCACGAACGAGCTCGCATCCCTGAAAGAGATGCACGAACGCGGCGTCTACGAGTCAACACCGGACTCGGTGCTAGGTGACGGTGCGGCGAGCGCAGCTGCACCGCGCCGGCGCTTCCGATTGAACCCGCGGCTCGCGGGCATCTCGAATACCGAGATGCTGACGGAGATGCTCGCTCGTGAGGAGCAGCACGACGACGAGGAGTCGACCATCCCTCGGGTCGATGTCGGCGGTGCTCCCGATGATGTGAATGTCGACGAGAGCCTGCACAGACTGTCACCTTCAGAACTGGCTGAGCTCCGTAAGGAAGACCAAGCCCTAGCCGCTCACCGCCGTGGAAGCATCCAGGAGGAGCAGGAAGGCTTGGCTGAGCAGTAGAGGTAGGAACCACGTGAGGGCTCTCATCGAGGAGGCGGCCCGGCTGGGCGTCAAGGTTCACATCGCAGAGATGGACGGAGACCTTCGCGGGTTCTACTCCCACCGGCACCGAGTCATCGTCGTTCGACTGGGGATGTCACGAGCCCAGCTGAACGAGACCCTCGCGCACGAACTCGGTCACGCTTTCTATGGGCACGAGTGCACGACCGCCCAGATGGCAGAGCAGGAACGACAGGCCGATCGCCGCGGCGCGCTGCTGCTCGTTGACCCCGACGCCTACGCAGCGGCCGAAGCGTTCAACCCCCACGTCAACCACATCGCCGCCGAGCTCGAGCTCACCCCACACGTCATCGAGGTGTGGCGATCGACCTGGTTGCCGAGGATCCTCGAACGCACGGGTGGGCGGGTACTCGCCTAACTCTCGATCTCCGCAGTCACCAAGCCTGCGAGCGGGTCCAGCGACGGCAGCACGTTGCTCATTGCATCCGACATGATCTGCGCCATCTGGATGTGCGCCTCCGGCAGCAGATGACCGTACGTGTCCACGGTGGTGGTGATGTTCTCGTGACCGAGGCGGGCTTGCACGTAGGGCAGTGGAGCGCCGGCGGCTATGAGCCAGCTGGCATGGGTGTGCCGCAGGTCGTGCACGCGTGGGACCTTGCCGATGGGCAAGACTCCCTCCGCCTTGCATCGCTCAGGATCGTTCGCCGCACGCACGGCGGGCGCCCACCCGGCCTTGTAGAACCGCTCACCCCAGAGGCGTCGACCGTCCTTCACTCCGCGGAACACGAGCAGGTCGCCTGCCTCGCGATCGCCGAGCACTTCGACGAGCGCCGGCCACAGCGACACCGTGCGCACTGAGCGGCGGGTCTTGGGCGGGCCGAGAAGGGGAACACCGGTCGGGCCCTTCTTCCACGACTTCGTGATGCGCACGCTCGGCACATTCCCGGTCAGGTCGAAGTCGGACCAGGTCAGTGCGGTTGCTTCACCCCAGCGCATGCCAGTTCCCACAAGGAAGAGAGTGAGCGGCTTGTAGTACGGGTTCATGAACCGGAGGATGACGTCGAACTCCTCGCGGGTGAGGAACGTCACGTTGCGGCGCTCACCTCGAGTGAGCCGGGTGCCACGGGCCGGGTTCGACTCCATGTGCTTGAGCTCGACCGCTTCGGCGAGGATCGCGGAGAGCACGCCGTGGTAGTTCTTCATCGTCTTGGCCGACACGGTCGAGCCCGCAGTTCGCACCGAGGGCTGGGCTTCCTGCCACGACACCCACCGGGCCACGTCCTGCTTCGTGATCACGTTGAGCGGGAGGTCGCCGAGCACGCGCAGGAATGAGCGGTCCGCGATCTGCGCGTAACCCTCGCGAGTACCCGGGGTGATGCCCGACAGGTGACCGCTCTCCGGCGCGAGGTACTCCGCAGTGAACTCCCGCAGCGTCGGCACCCGCATGTCGCGGCCCTGCCGCGCATCACGGACGGCGAGCGCGGCATCCCATCCGACGGCGTCGACGAGCGCTCCGAACTGACGGGCCGCCTTCTCGTCGGCGAAGGACTCTTGCCTCATCTTGCGTGCGGAGTTGCGGCCTTGCACACGCCAGGTGATGTGACCGGAGGGGGTACGGCGGGGGAGAACGCTGGCCATCGGATTCGCTCCTGTTTCGTGCTCTGAGCGGGGATCCGGCCACCCCATGTAGGCATAAATGTAGGCACAGCTACCGACATGGGCCGAGAGGCCAGTAATTCATTGGAGGGGATGACGGGAATCGAACCCGCGTTCTCCCCCTCCGCAAACGGCCTCGAATGGCTGGAAATCCGCGTATTTTCGTGTCTCATCGGCTAGCTGCCGACACGCTAAGGATAGGCCAGATCAGGCGCGGCATGTAGGCGCGCCTACAGGGGATGACACTTAGTCAGGTGTGGCTATACAGTTCACGACATGACTACACCTACCCCCGAATCGCCCAAGGCAAACCCATGGATTACGACTCTCGGCGTTCTCGGCGTGGCCGGGACCATCGTCGGCCTGATAGTCGCGAGCGCGGGCGTCGGACCAGCGCTCGTCATAGGTGCGATGCTGATCGCAATCGGTCCGTTGTCGATCGTCGCCTGGATCGTGATGAACGGACTGGACTGGAACCGCGAGCACCGTAAGTAGAGGACGGGCTAACATCTAGTCGGGTCGCCAGCGAGCTCACGAACCTGAGGGTCTGGCGGCCCGCTCCACTTTCACTCGCGAGGCCGGTCGCCAACTCATGGGAGACCCGATGCCCCGCGACCGCCCCTACGTGGCTGCGCGCCCCGCTGATCGCACGCTGCGAGTGTGGTCGAACGGGCGCGATCTGACTGACGAGGATCCGTCGACCTGGGACTGGCCGTACAGCGACTGGTACGCGCAGGGCTGGCGACCTGCGGTAGGTCCGAACTCGGATGGCGCGGTGCCGGGTGGCGTGCCGCAGGCTGGTCTGCACGGCACGCAAGACTACTAAGGCGACCGCGTAACGAAAGAAAGACCACCCCCGCACCGCCTCTCGACAAGGGGCGGTGCGGGGGTGGCTTCGTTGTGGGTGCCCGTGGTTGGGCTACTCGTGTTCCTGGTTGCGCAGTTCCTTGAGCTGCGCTTTGGTGATCGTCTTTTCGAAGACGGGTGAGGCCTCTGGTTCGATGCCGTTCTCTATCAGTTGGCGACGGAGGCGGGCGGAGTACTCCTGCTCGCGCCGGCGCTTTTCGGCTTCGGAGTCGACGAGGCGCCATGCCTTCTCCTCGCGGGCGATCGCGAGGTCGCGTTGCTGGACGATGTCGACCTTGCGTTGGTTCTCGCGGGCGGACATTCCGGAGCGAATCTTGAGTAGGCCGTCGATGAGCTTCGCGAGTCCCGCGCCGCCGCCCATTGCGAGGAGGAGCCCAGTGGCCAGAGGGACGATATCGATCTGGATGGGCACTGCCCCCTCCTACCTGTGTTGGCCGGCTGTGTCGGTCGTCCGTCGTTGGAGTGCCGACTCGAGGCGCTCGACGAGGGTCTTGACCTCTGGGTCGGTAGTGAATATCTGCAACTCGATGTAGCGGCGGATGAGGGCGAGGGCTGCGCCGATGATCATGCACAGTGCCACCCAGGCGGTCGGGGAACCGGGCGCGGTGACCGCGAGCACAAGGATGTAGACGGCTTGACCGGCGATCGCTGCGACTGTGCCTGGTACCTCGATCACCCAGTAGCGGGAGAGTCGCCCGAGGAAGCCAAGGAATCCGGCCACGATGAGCAGGGTGCCCCAAGCAACGCCGAGCCACTCGAACCCGGTGAGTTGCTCCTTGATGGTGTCGGGTGGGACAGCGAGGGCGAAGATGCCTGATGCGAGGGCGAAGAGGTAGACCACCATGTCGATGACGCGGATGATGGCTTCCTTCGCGCGCCGGCGTTCGTTCGCGTGGGGATCGGTAATGACCATGCTCAGCGCTTCCTTGTCTTGCGCTTGGGTGCGGTCTTCGTGTTCGCACGGGCGAGCGCGGCCCATGACTTCGACAGCGACCCGTAGACGGCGACGATCACGATCATCCAGATGGGGAAGGTGATCGCCTTGTCGACCGCCGATGCTGCCGCCCACCCCATCACTGCTGCATCGAGCACCATGCCGATGAGGAACGCGGTGAGGTAGATGGGTGCGCGCAGCCAGAGGGGAACCACGACGTCGTCGGGCAGGTCGGGCAGCTTGACTGTGGGTCGGCGTGTGGTCGGCACTGGTGTCTCCTTCGGCGGTTCGACAGGGGTGGGCACATCGGGGATGGTGGGTGTCGGCTGGTCGACGTCGGGCGCCACGACCTTGCCGGGTGCGAAGAGCTCGTCAAGCGAGAGGGTCGAGTAGTTCGCGTCGACACGGATGCCTCCGATGACTGTGCTCGAGGTGAACTGGTGCACATCCCAGCGAGGAATGGATCCGCGCAGATCGGGCGTGTGATCCGGGCGAATCTCGGTCGGACCGTCACCGTAGGCTGCCCACCAGTAGCGGATGCCGAGGGCCTCGAGCTTCGGCCACGACCCGCCAGCGCGGTAGGCCGATGCGTTCGCGTAGTGCCAGACGCGGGATGCGGGGATGCCGGTGAGGCGGATGACCTCGGCGAGGAACTCGGAAGCGCTCAGGTCACCCCACTGCACCCCGTTGTCGTCGAGAGGCTCATTGTCGAGGGCGAGCACGTCGGCATGCACGTCGAAGTTGTGCAGGTTGTCGACGAAGAACCGTGCCTGTTCCTTCGGAGCCTGGTTCTTGCCGGGCACGTAGTAGTGACCGATGCGCAGACCTGCGGTGCGTGCGGAGTCGACCTCGGCGGCGTATGCCGGGGCGACGTACTGCGGCTCGACGTTCAGACCGCCCGCCTTGACGATCGAGAACTTGATCTGCTCGGCCACGGCAGCGTCGAAATCGATGGCGCGCTGGGGCGTGGCAACGTCGATACCGAGGGTGCCGGTCAGCGGCGCGGGGCCGGGTGTCGGTGGGGTCGGTGTCGTCGACTTCTGCGCTGCGACCCACGCGACGATGTACGCGGAGGTGATCGGGCCGGGCTGACCGTCGAGCACCACGTCAGCGCCCACACTCTGCGCCAGGCGCTCGAGCGCGGTGCCGTAGAGAGGCCCGGGCACGCCATCGACCTCGTAGTCGGCCTCGAGGTAGCCGAGATCCTTGAGGAGCTGCTGCGTGAAGGAAACCGAGAGGTGCCCGAACACCCCATCGACGAGACCGGTGTACAGGCCGAGGTCCGCACCATACTGCTGAAGCGCGCGCTGAGCTTCGCTGGTGAGCCCGTAGGCGTAGTCGATCGCAGCGTCAGCGCCGACCATCGCCCACTCGTTCTGGCGGTTTCCGTCCGGGTCGAGCAGGTGACGGTGAAGGTGCGCAGCAACGCCGCCCGTGTCACCGGTGTAGGCGATGACATCACCCTGGTTGAAGTGCTGGTAGTCCTCACCGACGTAGCTATTCAGGTGCGAGAACACAGTCGACCAGCCCGGGTTCGCGTCGTGCACGAACCGCATCGAGTTGCCGGCGCTGCCGTCGTTCGGTCGACGGTCGACCACGCCATCACAGGGTGCGAGCACAGGGGTGCCGATCTCAGCCACGCAGTCGACGCCGCCGCGCGCACCATTCGTGCGGTCGAGGTGGTGCTGCCAGGAGACGAACGGGTCGCGGTCATCGTCGAGGATGACCGTGGTCGGACCGTTCAGAACGTAGCCGGAGAGTGCCATTATCTTGCTCCTTGAGTTGGTGTCACTAAGTCAGGGCCTTGCGGCGGAAGACCCGGACCGTGGCGGCGAATGACCCCGTGCCAGGCGACAGACGAAAACCAGTGGCTTGCGCGTTGTTGTTGTAGGAACCGACACCACTCACGCGGCGGGCAGTCGGGAATGTGTAGTTCCAGAAATCGGTGAAGAGGGTGTTCAAAGCCTCATTCGCCTGCAGCACCAGAAGTCGACGGTGAGACTCCCCGCCCGAGAGTGCTCCGTTGCCTATCGGCATGATGTTGGTGGCGTTGGCGATGTACTGACCATTGGTGCCGTCGTACATGTTGAAGTTGCCGAGCATGTAGTACGACGCAGCATTCTGGATGGTGCTGCCGACAAGGAGCCCCATATTCATGTTGTCGGTGTAGGCCGTGAAGGAGTCCAGCTCGCGCGTCACGATCATGTACTCGTAGCCGCTGGCGAACACTCCCAGTACGTTCAATTGGGTGCAGCCGGATGGCACAGTGATGACACCAGTTGTCGCATCCCGCGAAGCCCCCGTGCCGCCGGTCGAGGTCACACTGGAAGGAACCACCGGTTGCCACGCCTGACCTAGAAGCGCATCGACCTCGGTCTCGGTGTAGTACCGAGTGTCGAGCTGCCCAGCATTCAGTTGCGTCTTCGTGTAGAAGGCCGTGTCAGCCTGCGCTCGTGTGTAGAACGACGACCCCGCGCTGCCGTGGATCAGGATGCGCGTGCCCGACAGCTCGACTCGCACCCGATCATTGACGGCGAGCGTCGCGACATCGACAAGGGAATCGGGCGCGAACAGCAGCGCCGCGGCATCGCCGTCCATCTTCACCCTCAGCGGACCGATCTGAGTGACAGTGGCCCAGAGGAACTCGCTCACAGGTCGACCAACTCCTGCAGCCTCGAAGTCATGAGACCGAGTGGGTGAGCGTCGAGGTCGATCGAGGTGAAGACATGGCGCTTGTCGATGCCAGCAGGCGGGTTCGCGAAGCGAGCGACGTCACCGACGCGGACTGGAATGGGCAGGTGCTTGATGGAGACGGCGGCCTGCACCGCGCTGAAAGCGATCAGCGATGCCTTCGCCTTCGCATCGAGGAACGCGTCGATCTCGCTGTTGGTGCCACTTGGAGTCTCCACGCCGGAGATCGTCTGGACGATCCATCGTCCGCGCGAAGCGTAGGAGAAGGGTGAGGCGGGGTCGGTGTTCGTGGCGACTCCGGTTCGTGGCGTACCGCTCCCTGTGCCTGCCTCCACGGTGATGACCTTGTTGGGTACATCGAAGAGGTCGCGATCGCGGCTCCACTCGTCGCGGTAGATCGACTTCTCTCCGTAGAGGAGTTCGCGCGGCACGTTGAGCAGCTCGTAGGTGATGCTTCGGCGGGCGGGTACGACGTAGGGAGTGGCGCGGTAGTTGCCGACGCCATCCACCCAGAGAGCTGAGTAGTTGAGCGCGGCCAGCAGGTCGTTGACGATCTGCAGCTTCGTAGTATCCGCGGGCCACACCATCGGCGCCCGGAGAGTGCTGGTCACGGCGGCATCGACGGTGATGGATTCTCCGGCCGATGCGATCACGGTGGCCACCGCCTGAAGGATCGGCGTAGAGGTGCTGACGGCGTAAGTGTTCTCGACACGGTCCTGATCAAGGACCGTGTTCTTGTCGAGCATCTGAACGCTGAACACACGGCCAGAGTTCGACCATTCCTCCGGGGCTGCTGAGAAGAGGTAGACGCCGAGCGGTTCGTCTGGCAGTCCCTCGATCGTCCGGACCGGTCGGAGCCGTGCGGAAGCCAGGGGTAGGTCGCCGATGCGCAGGTATCCACTTTGGGTGTGTGCGAGGTCAGCGACCCTCATCGATCCCTCACCCTTGACTGCTTCGTACAGGTTCCACTTCAGCCGTGCGGACGTGCTCACGACGCCGTCGAGAGTTCCCACGAGCGTGTCGACGCCGCCCGCATGGGAGAGGACCTCCCACCGGTAATCGGTGGTGCGCTGGCCGTACAGCACATCCTCTGTGGTCAGTGCCCGGACCGGTACCACCCCGGCGGGCAGTTCCAGTGGCATCAGTCGGACTCCGTGATGGAGAACGTGAAGGTGCTCATCATGGTCGCAGGAGTTGAGGTGGAGCCAGCGATGACTCCGAAGATTCGACGGCCTGTCGGGTCGCGGAAGCAGACCCCCTCCGACGTCCGGATGAACTCCTCGATCTCCTCGGGGGTTGACTCGGGACCATCTTCGAAGAGGTCTACGCGCCCGGACACCTCCAGCCCTTGGCCCACGCCGAACAGCGCGAGGGGCGAGGTTCGGCCCGCGGTTCGCAGGAGTGCCGACTCCCTGGAGGGGACGGCGGAGACCTCGAGGTTGCTGCGGAACCGCAGGATCGTCGCGTACCCGCTTCCACCCGACAGGAACGCCCACTCACCTTCCGTGGTCACGAGGCTCTCGGTAACCACGGTCGTTGCGCCGTCGATGGACTTCGTCGTGATCTTGTACAGATTGGTGCCGTGAATCGTCGGCACCGTGTCGAGGATCGTCAGAGAAGAGGCGGCCGGGTAGTTGGATACCACGTTCTCGGAGTCGCCGTCGATGACGCGGTCGATGCTGAGTGTCGAGGCTGCGGCCAGACCGCCGCCAGCCGCCGGGATTGTCAGGCCGATCTGCGCGATTCCCGAATCGGCGAGGTACGTCAGGGCGACGACGGCGGCGACAGGCTCGGTGTAGTCCACTGAAAATGTCGATGTGACCTGCGACGATGTGATCCCATTGGAATCGGTGACGGTCGCCTTGACGACGTAGCCGGTTCCGTCGGCCAAACGCGTCGTGAAGAGCGTCCCCGCGAGCGTTGTCGAGATGATCTCCTCGAGCAGCGTCACCCCACCAGACGCATACAGCCCGATTCGCGCCGAAACGAAAGTTGCGGCCTCTGCCTGGGAGAAGCCCAGCACAACAGTCAGGGCGGCCTGCGTGTAGGTGCTCGAGTTCGCCGGCGTGGGTATCGTGGCCACTGGCTTCGTCTTGAAGGTGACCGTCACCGAGTCGGACCACGGCGAGTATGAAGCATCCCCGTCAGAGCCGGAGTCGTAGTCGCCCTTCGTGCGCACCTGGAAGGTCACCGCGACATTGGCCGCCCACGTCGATCCCGCATAATCAAGGTACTGGTTCGCCGATGCTGTCTTCGCACCGGTCGTCCACGTTGCCCCACCGTCGATCGAGTACCGCACCTGTCGCTTCGTCTGCGCGGTGGTATCCACAGGGTTGTGCACCCACGGGAACCGGAACGTCGCGGCCTTGTCCTGAAAGGCAGCGAGCGGCGGGATAGTCGGCTTGTTCGGGGCGGTGAGCAGTTGCACCGAGTTTGATACGGCGGTGGTCGACGTCAGTGCAGCGACGTTGGTGTTCTTCGCGGACAGGCGGTATCGGTGGAGCTGCGCCGCGTTCGGTCCAGTGTGTGTGTACGTCGAAGTGCCGGAGGCAACGCTCGAGGTAAGGGTGGACCACGCGGACCATGTCGCTCCGCCGTCCGTCGAGTAGCCGTGCTCGACGACGTGGGTGTGCTCCGTGAACGCGACATTGGGCGTCCACCCGATCACGATGTCGCTGCCGACCTTGGTCGCGGTCACAGATGTGGGCGTGGCAGGAGTCGTGAAGAGTGGCGCTGAGTCAGCGGACCATGCGGAGTCGCCGGCTGCGTTCGTGGCCTTGACGCCGTAGATGATCTTCTGGTTCGGCGCGCATGTGAGGTTCGCCGAGGCCGCGGCGGCGATCGTGACTACGTCTGCCCATGCACCGCCGTTGACCTTCTGCCGGATCGTGTTGGTGACCGGCTGACCGTTGGTGGCTGAGGTGTGCGACCACGCCACCGTGTCCGAGGTGTCCGAGATGCGGGTCGCGGTGACGGACGTCGGAGTACCGGGCGCTACCTTGAGGGTTGACAGCGATGGCGTCTCCGAGACACTGGACGGGCCGCCCGCGCTCGAGGTGCCGGTGCTGTCGATGTTGCCCTGGACGTAGATGCCTGAGGGGACCGTGCCGTCAGGATTCGCGTAGACCCGTGTGGTGCTCGAAGCGATGAGCGTCGACTGGTTGCCTCCGGGCCGCCAGTCGAACGTGAAGGTGCCGCTCCACACAGTGCCGACCGTGCCGACGACGACGCTCGCGCCCACTCCGATCGAGTCGTAGGCGAGGTTCGGGCCACCGTTCTCGATGAGGTACACCGCCCAGGCGATGTCCCAGTACTTGCCGGCCGCGTTGGGTGTGACTGATGTCGTGACCCTGAGGATGCCTGAGGTGCCGGTGCCTGCGTCAGCCATAGGTCACCGGCCCTCCTTTGCGGTCCTGCTGTCTGGTGTTGCGTGCGATGACATCGCCGAGAGCTTCCACTGACTGCTGATCGATGACTGTCGGCGAAGAGGATGGCTGAAGCAGTTTGGAGATCGCATCGACGATTGCGCCGACCTGGTCAGGTCCGGAGTCGCCGGTCGGCATGCGGAACCCGAGCCGAGCGAGGGATTCGAGGGCGTAGCCGATGTTCTCCCGCTCGTGGCCCGGCTTCGGTGAGATGTAGGTCTCCCACGGGAGCTTCTGCTCCGCGAACTTGTGGATGCCTCCCGGTCGTCCCGGGTAGATGCCGGAGGGGAAGCCGCCGTTCTCGAAGGCACGGACACCTTGGTTGTACCAGCCACCGTTCTCGTTGTACGTGTTCGGGGATCCGGCCGGTGGGCGGTAGCCGATATTCACGCTGATGGTGCGGCCGTCGTTGGTGCGAATAAAGGTGTCGAGGGCGCCCTGCGCCTCAGCGAGACCGGTCAGCTGGGCTGCGGTGCTGATGTTCGCGGGGATCAGGCCAAGTCGGTCCGCGTACGCCTCGGCTGCGTCACCCGTGATCCCGAACTGGGCGAGCGCTTCGATGAGCCGTTGACGACCGTCAGCGATGACGGTGTTGGCGTCTTCCTGCCGTCCGGTTTGTGTGACCGTGGCGGCGGCGAGTTCGAGTGTGGACTTGGCAAGATCATCGACGGCGGCGAGGTTGTTGCGGCCTGCTTCCTCGCCGACGTCGAGTGATGCGCCGTTGTCGATGATCGACTGCGTGAGATCGTCGACGGCGGCCTCGAAGTCGCGTGTCGCGGAGTTGACGTCCAACTGTGCGGAGCCGAACCCGCGGATAGCGTCGGCGAGCTCGGAGATGTCCTGATTGGCGTCGCGTGCAGCGCCGGACATGTCTTCGAGGGAGGTGGTGTTCTCTTTCGTGGCGTGCAGCGAGTCGTACCAGGAGTCCTGCGACTCGTCGAGCGATGCGCGAAGACGGTCGAGGTCGGCACTCGTCTGGATGATGGCGAAGGATGCGCCATCCCAGAGGTTATTCAGGCCCTCCTGTCCGCTGCTGGCTGCGGTGAGCTTCTGCTGTACCAGATCGAGAGCCTTGCCCCCGGCGAGGACTGCGTCAGTGAGCTCGCGCTGGCTGACGCCTGCCTTCGCGGCGGAGTCGAATGCCTTCTGCTCCTCGAGCTGCTTGATGACCAGTTCGCGCGTGTAGTCGGTAGCTGCTCCTGTGGTCTTGTCGAGGCTGTCACGGAACGCATCGACTCGCGCTTTGGCGTCGGTCTGCTCGGCGACGAATGCACCGATCAGGACGGTGGCGATACCGAGCGCTCCACCGATCTTGCCGATTGCGCCGGCGGCAGCACCGCCGGAGATCTCCATGAGGGTGAGCTGGGCCTTGAGCGCCGCGAACTTGGGGATCGCGAGGAGGGCGATGCCTCCCGCGAGAAGAATGGCGGCGGCGATCGCGCCGACGGCCAGCCCTGCGTTGAGGATCGGTTCGGGGAGCGCGCCGAAGGAATCGACGAGGAAGTTCCCAGCCTGCACAAAGGCACGGAGGACCTCGTTGGCGGCTGAACCTTGCTTGATGAGCACGGTGTCGATGGAGCCACCGAGCTTCTCAAGGTCTCCGCGCAGGTTGTCGAGACGGTCGGCTGCCTGCTGGGCCGCATATCCGGAGTCGTTGGTCTGGTCGATGTACCGCTGGATTCCCTCTGCACCCTGCTCATACAGGACCGCCGCCGCACGGACCGCATCCGAGCCGAATATCTGGGCGAGGGCGGCGTTGCGCTGCTCGTCAGTGAGGTCCTTGAGGCTCTCCCGCAGGTTGCCCGCGAATGCCGCAGCGCCGATGAAGCTGCCCTGGGCGTCATAGGCGGAGATGCCGAGACGCTTCATCTCCGCCTCGGACTCCTTGGAGATCGGGGTGAGACGCTGGAGGGCAGTCTTGAGAGAGGTGCCGGCGTCGGAACCGATGAGTCCGGCGTCAGCGAACGCCGCGAGGATACCCGTGGTCTCTTCGATGCTGAGCCCGCTCTGCTTCGCGACGAGTCCTGACTGGGCGAGTGCCTGGGCGAGGTCCTCGACATCACCTGCTGCCTTGCCAGCACCTGCCGCAAGCAGGTCCGCGATGTGGGGTATCTGGGAACCTTCGAGACCGAACTGCTTCATCGAGATCGCGGCGATTTCGGCAGCCCGTGCGACGCTGAGCTGCCCGGAGGCAGCGAGCTCGAGCGCACCGTTGAGCCCGCCGGAGAGAATGTCCTTAGTGGACAGACCGTTCTTGCCGAGTTCCTCGATGGCGTGGGCCGCTTCGGTGGCGGTGAAGATTGTCCGGGCGCCGGCGTCGAGGGCAGCGTCCCTCAGGAGCTGCATGTTCTCGGCGGTTTCCTGTGTGACTGCCTTGACGTTCGAGATCGCCTGGTCGAACTCTGCGAACTTCGCGATGGCGAGAATGACGCCCGCTGCGACGACCGCACCAGCTGCAAGGGCCGCCCGTCCGAGTCCCTCGAAGGCGGCGCGCTGAGCAGCTAGCTTGGCGGCGCTGCCGTCAGCGAACTCGGCTGTCTTGCGGGCAGCAGCGTCCATCCCGGCGATGTAGCCGGAGACCTGTGCGAGGAGGGTGACCTTCGTTGTGCGATTGCGGTCGGGCACAGGAGATCACCACCCTTCATCGGTTGACGTCTGGAGACGGTGGAGGGCGGACTACTGGTCGCGGCGTCGTACGGGGAAGAACAGGCCGTGCATGTCGGCGTCGGGGAAGTCCTTGCGGAACTGGTCGATCGCATCGAGGCGCGCCTTCTCGGCCCAGTCCATGACCCGGCCCGTGGTGAAGGCGAACTGGTTCTTGGGGTCGAGGGCCTCCGACAGCGGGATGCCGTGGGATCCCATGTCGGCCCTGATCTCGCGATGAGCCAGGAGCAGGGCGATGTCCTGATCGTTGAACTCGGCTTCGCGTGTGACGATCGTGCCGACGTGGTTGGCACCCTCATACACGAGCTCGTGGAACTCGCGCGGCTCCCACCCGTCGAGGCGTCGGGGTGAGACCCCGAGCTCGAGGGCTAGGGCGAGATGCCCAGAGAGCCGTCCAGCACTTTTTTTGCTGCCCGCACCGCCTTCGAGGTGGCGAACTCGTTTAGCTGGAAGATGGTGCTCGCGATCGACTGGACTGCACCGCCGTCCGCGATGGCGAAGAGGTCAGCCCACTCGTCAACGCGGTCCTCCTGGCCGATGGGATCGACCTGCAGGGGGATCTCTTCGTCGCCTTCGACGCGGACTCCGCACAGGGGTGCGACGGCGCGGGTGAGGGAGTTCAGGTTGTAGCCGTACTCGCGGTCGAACCCGATCTCCATGTCCGGTGGGTGACGGAGGGTCTCTTCCGAGTACGCGACGCCGTCCATCTGGCGGAACCGGAACTTGTACCGGGTTCCGTTGATGTCGATGTTCAGGTCGGCGTGGCGGCGCGGCTTCTGCCGCGCGGCGATGATGTCTTCCTTGAAGCCCATGCTGCTGTTCCCACTCTCCCCACTGAGTAGTTGTGAGTGACCTGCCGAGGGCCAGTGGGATAGCCCTCGGCAGGTCGGTCGATTAGTCGGCGACGACGGCGACGCGGGTCTTCACCACACCGGTGACGAAGAGCGTCTGGGAGGTCGTGTCGACCCCGTTCTCGACGGGCGGGTTCTCGATCTGCTCACCGCACTTGACGGGCCAGACGGTCACCTTCTGCGCCGCGGCGATGGCGGTGCCGTTCGGCACGCCTCGGCGGATGACGATGTAGCCGTTGGTGCCCTCAACGAGGACATCCGCGGCGACGTCGTCCTCGGACCCGGAGACGTACTTCACGGTGAGGCTCTTGGTCTTGCGACCGGGACGCTCGAGCGCCTGACCGAGGGTGAGGCGGTTGTCGGCGATGGTCGCCTGGGACTGCGACGGGTTCCATCCGTCGGGCGTCAGGCTGTAGGTGATCTTCGTGCCGGCGACGAGCTCGGCGTCGGTGGGGGTGTCGGTGTCGGCAATCGTCGGCACCCACAGGACGAGCCAGTTGTCGTCGCTGGCGACGGACGGCTGGGGGGTCTCATCAGCCACGGGGTTCTCCTTCTTCTTGTACCCCAGTGAGCGGGGCGACTACTGCCGAATGGTCATCGGCAGGGCTTATGGGGGCCGCCGCGGTGCGGCTACGGCTACGGCGGCCGCTCTTCTTGGGTACCTCGGTGTTGCCGTAATCGACCGGCCCGGGTTCGGCGTGCACGGTGTCGTCGACGACGCGGTAGTTCTCGGGCCACCGGGTGAGCGTCTGCTCGGAGACGTAGAAGATGTGCTTCGGGCCGGTGGCGTGCTGAACTCGACGGAAGGCCATCGGGTGCTCCTTAGATTGGGTCGCTGTCGAAGACGAACTCGTTGGCAATGAGCCAGAGCGGTGGGGTCAGATCCCGATCCCAGATGGGCTTGCGTGCGACCTCGTGACGGATCGCATGCGTCTTGCGACCCTCCACCTCGGGGATGAAGCCGTTGAGCTGTGCGATGACCTGTTCGTCGACCAGCTGTGCCTGCTCGACAGTCACACCCACGGAGTGGGTGATCAGGGAGAAGGTCGCGAAGTTATGGCGGCCGGCGAATCGTCCCTGCTTGCGGAGACCGGAGTCGAGGAAGTAGGTGCAGTAGAACGGCGGCCGGTCGGTCACGACACCTGAGAAGGTGACCTCGGCGAGCAGCGTTGCTTCGCGAAGGCGGGTCTCGAGCGCGTCTGAGTAGGCGCGGATCACAGGTTCACCTGCGTCATCGAGTCCTCGATTGCCGCTTCGATGCCTCGCTGGAAGTCTTCTTCGTTGCGCTGCAGCGCGGCATGGCCATCGCCGCGAGGCGGGTTGTTGACTGACCCGTACTCGAGCTTTCCGCCCAGGGACCCTTGCCCCTCGTTCACCGGTCCGATCTCGGCCGTGATCTCGGACTGGACGGGGCCGGGGGTGGCGATGAGGTCGTAGCTGATCTTCGATGGCAGCTGGGGCAGGTGCGAGAGGTCGGAGACGTTCTCGCGCCAGTCGTCGCGGACGCGGTGCGCGGTGCGTCCGACCGCTGATCGCAGGTTCTTGCCGATCGTCTTCGGCGCATCGCCGAGGTCGGCGGCGAGCTGGCTGATCTCGCTGAAGTCGAATTGGGTGCTGGCGTCGCTCATGTCGTCTCCTCGATCGGGAACCGCCGTGCCGTGGCGTGGGTCTGCCCGTGCGGTCCCGCGATGCGGTACTCCTTGCCGGGCAGAGAGGGGTCGTACTTGGAGGTGCGGATGATGACGATGTCGTTGTCCTGCACCCCGGTCGATGTGGCGGGCGGCAGCGAGAGAGTCAGGGCCGTCTGCGCGACCAGCTGACCGGCGGCATCTGCCTGCGATGGCCGAGCACCCTCGGATTGCTTGACACGGCACGGGCCCGCGTCGATCTCGTCCTCGTCTTCGGGGTCGATCACCGGCGGGTACACGCGCACGTCAGTGTGGGCGTGCTGGCCGGTCTCTTCGTTGAGTGCACCGAGTGTGCGACGCACGACGGTGCAGGTGTCATCCATCAGGTCGGCGGCGGCGGCTCTGGCCCGGGCGAGTTGACCCGCAGTGAGCACGGCTACATTCCCGCCCGAAGCCTGATGGTGCCGAGGCCTGAGCGCCGACGGCGAAGGCCGATGAGGTCGTTATCGTCGATGTACACCTTGCCGGTGGACACTGATGCGTCGCGTCGTTCGCGGTAGTCGTCGAGGGTGAACTCGAGCACGCCGTCCATGTTCTGGAAGCGGCGGATGACGGCGTTGACAACCGCATCCTTGGCGAGGTCCGTCTTGAATGGGTCGTCGAGGATGATCGTGTCGATGCGCGGCAGCTTGGCGCGCAGCTTGTTCGAAGCCTGGGTGATTACCCCTGCGACGATGGATTCCTCTTCGGAGGTAAGAGGGCGCCAGACGGCGGCGATGTCCTGCGGAGTCGCGTAATCCGTCATGGCGCCCTCTCCCTTCTACTCGGTGGGGATGTTCTCGGCGTCGAGCGCGGCGATGATCTCTTCGCGCTTCACGTCGTCTTCGAACTCGAAGCCCTTGCCGAGCGCGTAAGCGCGCCAAGCCTTGACTCCGGATCCCGTGCCGGTCTTGGGCGGCAGGGGCGCGTCCGCACCGTCGCCGAGGTCACCCTCGTCGTCGGTGTCGTCCGCGCCCTGCTCGTCCTGGGCGGTGGTGGAGGGTGCGCTCTTGTCGGCCTTGGGCGCCTTCGCGTCCTTACCCTCGAAGAGCTCCTCGTTGGTGATGAGGTCCGCCGCCCACTTCGGAACCTCCTGACCGGCCTCGAACACTCGGGGTGAGCCGGTGGTCGGGTCGGTGAGCACGATGTTCGCCGTCAGACGGCGGCTCATCGCCTACACCACCTTCGCGCTGATGCTCAGCGAGGCGTTGGCCAGCACCGGCAGCGCGATCGCGTCGGAGATGACCTCGGCGATGACCGGGGGCTTCTCGTTGCGGTACACGCCGGTGACGATGCCCGGCTGGTCGGACTCGGCGATGCCCCAGTCCAGCTCGCTCGAGGTGAGCGTCTGGCCCCAGAACGTGGCACCGAGCTGGGTGCCCTCCCAGTCGTTGGTCTCGACCGGGGCGGGCAGCAGGAGCAGCCGGTCCTGGTCGAGCACCTTGCGGGTGACGCCCTCGGAGTCGGCGATCTGCCGGTCGTACCGGAAGATCGGCGGCAACCCGGCCGCGGTGATGAGGTCCTGCACCTGCTGGAAGGTGGCGGGGCGAGCCCCGCCGTTCACCAGCTGGGTCTGGAACTCGTCACCCTGCGCCATGGAACGCAGCACCTTGGTCGAGACGACCAGTGCACCGGGCTCGGCCCCGTTCGCCTCGCGGTACAGGTCCGCGAGGGTCTCGAGGTAGGCGAGGCGGCTCACCGAGCTGCCGGACGACCAGAGGCTCGTCGCGGTCAACGTGTGGCCAGCGGGCCGCCCGAAGTCGTCGTCCGACTGGAACGTCTTGCCCTGGTCGATCGTCGCCTTGCCGGTGTTGAGCACGATGCCGCGCAGACGCTCGATCGCGTCGGCGACCGCACGGACCACCGTGTTGGTGGTGCTGAGGATCTCCCGCAGCATCGCATCCTCGTCCTGGCTGCCGCGCATGCGCAGCTGCTCGTACTCGGATACCGGGATGTTCTGGCCGAGCGCCGGCAGTTCGAGCGTGACTCGCTTGCCCTGCTGACGCGTGCCGACCTCCGGCTCCGCGTCGAAGGCGCGGAACGAGGCGACCGGAACGAGGCCGTTCGCACCCATGCGGAAGCGAACATTGATGTCGCGAACCTCACGGTTCGGCAGCCATCGGGCGAGGGTGCCCTGCCGTGCCTCGTAGTCGGCCAGCGCTTCGCGCGCGTAGCCGGTGAGGGTGGCGGGGTCGATGAGGTCGGTCCAGAGAGCCATCAGTTACCTCCATCGATGAGGACGAACGTGCCGTCCGAGTTGTGGCCGGTGGCCGCGAACTGGATGGGCAGCTTGTCGACGCGGATTCGACCGTGGTCGAGGAGCGGCCAGCCGCCCTCACCGGGTGCCTTCTGGTCGGTGAACAGGAAGCCGGCGAGACGCTCGCGCCCGTCGGAGGTGGCGTCGGCACCACCGGCGGTCGTGGTGGCCGCCGTGACGGTTCCCGTTCCACCCGTGGGGGTCGTCGTCAGCTGGGCGACGTTCGTGTTCGCGAGCTCACCGCGGAAGGTGACCGTCCAGGGTCCGCCGGCGGAACCGGAGACCAGGACGTTGCCTGCGCCGATCGTCGACAGGGCCTCGAGCGCGGCCTGCACCTGCGCTGCGGTGGCTGCCGCAACAAGGGAGGTCGTGGTCTGGCCGCCGAAGGTCAGCGTGAACGACGTCAGACCGGAGCCGCCGACGGTGAGGGTCTGAACCTCATCGGTGGAGTCTCCGGTGTACGGGCCGGCGAGGCCGGTGGCGGTGACGATGCCGATCGGCGTGCCCGAGGGCACCCCGTCCGGGTATGCGGCTGCGGAGAACAGCGCCGGGTCGGGGGCGACGGTGCGGCAGTTGCCGATACCGTGCGCCGAACCGAGCCAGGACTGGTCGCCCGCGCCGTAAGTCTCAGTCTTGAGACCGGGCATGGTTGATTCCTTCCTAAGAATCGTTGGACTTGGTGGGGGTCTTGCGAGTGGATGCGAACAGATCGCGACCTGCCGACACGCCCTTCTCGGGAGTAGCGGTGCCCCGCTTGCCCTGCCCGAGATCGACGGCCTTCTTGCCTCCGGCACCGCCGCCTGCTGCGGCCTCGGAGGTGTTCTCCTCGACCCAAGCTGCGATGGCGTCCGTGTCGGCCTTGTCGTCCTTGACGAACTTCGACCGGTCGAGCTCGAGCAGCTTGCTCGGCTCAACGGTGCGTCCGACCAGTGCACGCTCGAGCGCGTTCTTGACGCGCTCCTCAGCGAGTGCAGCCTTGAACGGTGCTGCGCCCTCGGCCTTGGCGGCCTCGATTGCCTTCTCGTCGTCGGTCTGCGTCTTGGTCTTGAGCTCGTCGCGCTCCTTGATGATTTCGGCCAGCTGTTCGGGGGTGACATCCCCGTAGGCTTTCACCCGCTCCTCGTGCTTGCGCGCGTGGAACGCGTGGTAGGCGTTCTGCTGCTCCAGCGTCATGTCCTTGACGGGCGTGTTCGCCGGGTATCCGCGCTCGGAGTCCTTGGACTTGTCGTCCTTGTTCTCCTCCTGCTTCTGCTGCTTGTCGTCTCCGCCCTTGGATCCGCCGTCGTCCTTGACGAAACGAAGGCGGGGCTGGCAGTAGACGCGCTGACCGAATGCGTTGAGGGTGAACATCTGTTCTTCTTCCGTGTCGGAATGGTCCCCATGTCGGGGTCTTCCCACATGTGTGGGGAAGTTCTAGGCGGCGAGGTCGTCGGACGCTGTGAAGCGGTCGTCTCGCCAGCTGAGGGTGGGCCCGTACTCGCCGTGATCGCGAATGACGATCAGGTCTGTGTAGTCGGCCGCTTCTGTGGAGTTGCCGCGCATGGCCACCGGGCGTGCACCATCGAGGTACACGTATCGGGTGGTCGGGTCGAAATCGCCGGTGAAGTCCTTCACCGCGGCGTGGGTGGCTTCGAGCAGCTGCCGGTTGATGACCTGGCCGGGGTCGATGGTGTGCTCTTCTTGGACGCCGCAGTCGCAGCCCGGGTGAATGGGCATGAGGGTGCCGCGGTGGTAGCGCTGCGTGGAGGCGATGATGCACTTCGCGCAGTTCTTCGGCCCGTTGAGTGTGCGTCGGAACCAGCTGCCGCGGCCTTGGCGCGCCACGGTCCGGGTCTTGGCCAACTGGATGTCGGTCATGCTCAGGGACAGTGCGCGCTTGAGGCCTTCGCTGACTGCGACGCTGAGGCTGGACCCCCGTGCCAAGGCGGCGTTCACTGTGGACTCGGGCCTCGCGTAGACGACGGCGGGGTCCACTCCGCGGGTGGCTTCCCCGGTCACCTGTGCGAGGTCGATGCGGGGTGCAGGTTCGTTGGTGCTGTCCACGATGTTGCTCATGCGGGTCAGGTAGGAGTTGGTGACCTGCGCGACCTGCCGCTCAGCAGCTTGGACGATTGGGACGATGGTGCTCTTCCATGCATCCATCTCGGGTCCCCGCCAGGACTCCATTGCGAGCCACCGGTCGGTGATGACCTTCTCGACGCCGGAGCGGATGCGGGCGACCGCCTGCTGGTGGCCGCTACTGGTTGCTTGGAGCAGGAGCCGGGTTCGCTGGTCCATTGATCAGTCCTTGGAGGGCGTCGTCCATGCGCTGGTTCTTCGCGATGGCGATCTTCTCGGGGCTCATCTGGAGGATGTCGGAGAAGATCGTCTCGGTGGGAACACCGGCGGTGGGTGCCTGCGAGGCGGCCGAGTACTTCTGCTGGAGCGAGAACCGCTCGGCGGGCGCCCAGTCGACGACGATCTTCGACTTCTCCGCCCGGTCCTTGTCTTCGAGGGTGAGGAACGCCAGCCAGAACACGAGCACGAGGGATGCCGCTGCGCGCTTCTGCTTGTCCTCGGTCTTGAAGACTTGCCCCTCCTTGATCAGTGCGGAACCTTCTGCCGACTGGTTGACAGCGTCGGGGGAGACTACCGAGAGCGGGGTGCGGGTCACGGCGGCGAGATGCTGCACGTCGTCCTTGATGGATGAGAGCACACCGGTGAGGTCGGCTTGGGTGGACTCCCACACCTTGCTGTTGAACGGGATCTTCAGCCACGCGCCCGGGTCGGCGGTGAAGACGTCCTCGTAGTCGATCTGGCGGCCCTTCTCGTCCTCATCAGGCATGTCATCTTCGTCGACCTGCAGGGCACGCTGCTTGAACGCCTGGTACTGGGTGATGACCATGCGCATCAGAAGGGTGTGGTTGATGCGATCGAGGATGTCGGTGTGGGGTTCGAACTCGCCGACGCCGCGGCGGTTGCGGAAGCGCACGACCGGCACGTGCATGTGGTTGAGCTCTTCGCCCTCTTCGCCGCCGGCGTCTTCGTCCCAGGTGTACCCGGCTGCGGAGAACTGGAAGGTGCGTGCGGCCGACTTGCGATCGCGGGTGGCGATGAAGCGGCGGGCGTTGTGCTCTTCGCCGTCTGCGTCGCGGTAGCCGGCGAGGTAGAGGTACGCGAAGTCCTTCATCTCGTCGGGGTCGTGGTAGAACTTCGCTGCCGCGCGTACCACAGACTGGCGGGCAGGGTCGTGGATGGTGACGACTTGGCGAGGGTCTTCACCGGTGATGATGACCTTCTCGGTGTCGTCAGGGTCGAGGCCGACGATCATGTAGGAGTCGCCGAGGGCGAGCATGTTCTCGAGCACGTCGGCGAACTCGATGTCGAGGTTGTTGTCGCGCCAGATCTCCCACGCCCGCTCGTCGCCTGCCTGCTCGATCCCGAGGGCGGTGCGGATTGTGCGCACTGAGCAACGCTCCCGTACGGAGCCGACGATCAGTTCGGCGAAGTTCGTGCGCGCCTTCTTCTGGATCGCTTCGTAGGCGCTCTGAACGTTCTTGTTGCCGGACGGAAGCGGCGGGTCGCCCTCGTGGTAGTTCGCGAGGTTCTGCAGCCGCGGGCGCCGAGCTTGGAGCTTCTTCGCCAGCTTGAGCATCCACCATCCGGGGCTGTTGGGAACAGTCGTGTCGATCAACGCGACCTCCTATCCCGGTTTGTCCATTCGTCGGACTCGCTGTCGTGGCTTACGTCGTGGTTTCGCGCCGGCCTTGCGTGCGTCGAGCGCTGCCTTGCCGGAGAGGGTCGCGGCCATCGCGGCGTCGAACTTCTGCTCGATCTCCTGCTTGGCCATCACCCACAGGGGGTTGTCCTCGTCGTCGCGCATGCGCAGGTCTTTGCGGCCGGCGTTGCCGATGTGGCGGAGGAAGTCGTCATCGTTGGGGTGTGCGTCGGAGTGGCCGATCGATCCTGAGTCGAGCGCTTCGACGTACTCGCGGATCGCGTACGCCATCCGCTTCGGTTGCGCGGTCCACCACTCTTCGATCTGGTCGGGGTATTTCACCGACCATGCACCGACGGTCTCGGTCCAGTGGGGCGGGTCGCAGTAGACCTTCCAGACCTCGTAGTCCTTCATCACCTGGTCGAGCAGCTCGGTGACTTCGTTCTCGGGGACTTCCCAGTCCTCGGTGTCCGGTGGGCGTTCCCACAGGCCGACGAGTTCCTGCAGTCCGGTCTTGATGTCGGTGATGACCAGGGCGGTGGCGTCGCGGAACCGTGCACCGTCGAATCCGCCGGCGACGAACGCACCCTTGGGGATGCGCTGGTTGGCGCGGTTGAGTCCGGGGATTCTGTTCTTGCGGACTCGGCTGGATCGCTTCCACTGCTCGAGGTCGAATGCCTGCGATGTGGACTTGCGCCACCGGTTCAGCCAGACGCGTTCGAGGTATGCCTTGTCGGCACCCTTGCGGTCCCACTGCTTCGCGATGCCTCGGAACTGTCCGGTGCCGTACTCGCCGACTGGTCCTGTGGCTTCCTTGATCGCGGCGATGCGACCCTCCATGGTGGACAGGTCGTGGTTGCCGGATGAGTCGCGGTGGAAGTAGAACAGGTCGGGTTCTTCGACGTCGCCCTTGGCGATCTCTTGGGCACCCTTGTAGGTGTTCTCCTCGATCGAGCCTTGACCGGGTTGCCCGGCGGTCGAGGTGGACAGTGCCCACGGGTCTTCGAGGACCCGCTTCTCGAGGTTGGCCATCATCGTCTCGTACGCCTTCAGATGGTTCGGAAGGTAGAGGCGGTGGGGTTCGTCGAAGTACTGGAATGTTGTGAGTGCACCGTCACGGGATCCGGGGGCGTTGGCGACGGGTACCGCTCGGCCGCCAGGCTTGCCGTTCTCGTCGAGGCGGATGATGCGGTCGAGGCCAGCATCGAACAGGTCTGCGTCGGGACCTTCCTGCACGATGTACAGGAGGACGCCGTAGGCGAGCTCTGAGACCTGCTCCTCGGTGACCGCCATCATCGGGATGTAGGGGAACACGACTGGGCGGCCGACCGGGTTGCCGTGAGCGTCCCATCCGTCGAAGCGGACCTCAGCCTCGGGGTGCAGCTCGGTGTAGGACACCCACGCACCGAACTCGGTCTTTGCGAGACCCTTCCGCCATGACAGGCCGGCGCGCTTGAACCGTCGGCGACCGGCGAACTCGTGATCTCGCGGGTACACCTCGTACATGCGGTAGATTGCGGCGCGCTTCTCGTCGTCGAGTTTCGCGGGCTGCCCCATCAGCGACCCGGGTCCGAACACTGCACGGTCTTCGATGAAGTCGCACACCTGCGGGCCGAGGGTGGGCCATGGTTCGTCGTCGAGCGGTGGGACGATCAGCACACCCATGGGGTGAGCCCGTCTAGTTCAGCGCGCGAAGATGCTGGCGCGGGTCCTTCGATGCTGCCACCGGCTTGCGCACGGTCCGCTTCGTCGTCCGCACGTCGGGGGCTTCGTCCGCGTCGGGCACTTCCATGCGCAGGCGCAGCATCGACAGCGGGTTGAGGCCGAGCCGATCGGAGAGCATGCGCGCTTCCTTCGACGCGTTCAGGTCGCCGAGCTCGCCCTGCACCTTCCAGCGAACGTACTGCGCGACCTCGCGGGTGAACGATGCCTTCTCCCACTGCGTCGCGATCGGCAGCGCCCACAGCTGCACCCACAGTTCGCGCTCGAGCTTCTGGCTTGCCTCGATCTGGCGAGCGAGCACCTGCGCAGTCTCAGACGCGCGGTTATGCTCACGCTCGAGGCGACGCCTGGTGCGCGTGTCCTCCTCGGCCTCGATCTGGACGACCAGATCCTCCGCCTTGGCCTGCGCCTGCTCGAGCCGCACCTGCATGACGATGTCGGCGACGAGCGGCCACTCGGGTGCCGGACCCTTGCGGCCCTCGGCAGGCAGCTGGGTCATCGGGATGGTCGCGTTGCGGCGACGTCGCGTGCCTTCAGGCTTCGGTGTGGGTCCTGGCATTGTGGTGGCCTCCCATGTCGGAATTGAGGCGGGCGCCCATGTCGGGCTTGGGGGTGGAGCGGAAGTAGGACGGACGTTTTGAAACACCGGAACCCGTACAGAACGAAATTCGCAGCACCCCTCCGGTCCTCTGTGAGAGGTAGGGGGAGGGGTCCCCACCCCCGGTGCTGGCGCGCGGTCAGCGGCGCAGGCCGCGTCCGATTCGTGCTTCGCGTTGCGTCTTCACGTCGCTGCAGAGGCGGCACAGGCCTTGTCTATTGCTGTCAGCGTCGCTACCACCGCGGGCCTTGTTCACGATGTGGTCGTCGATGGTGGACGGTCGGCTGCAGCCTGCCGAGGAGCACTTGGCGCATCCCTTGCAGCGACATACAGGGTCACGCGCCAGGATGCGGGCGCGTTGGGCTGCTGATCGTGGTGCTCGGCTGGATGCTGTGCGGCCGACCCACTTGGGTGTGTGCTCGTTGCAGTAGGTGACGCCGACGACGCGGACTTGGCAGGTCATCACTGCGCACTTCTTCGGCGCTCGTGGCATCAGCCAGCCCCTGCTAGATGGCTGAGCGGAACTCTCGGCGTGCTCTGGCCTGTGTGCGTGCCTCGCGTGCGTTGAGGAGACGCTTCACGAGCAGGGGATCGAGGGCCAGTGCGGCGGGCTTGTCGATCACTGCGTTCAGCACCTGCGCGTACCGTGCAGCGCGCATCCGCAGCTGCTTGCGGATGGCTTCCTCTTTGGCACCGTCGTGCACTGGATGGGCAGCCTCGAACCGCAGCACCGCGATCTCGCGCGGGGTGAGTTCCTGGTAGGCCATGAATCAGTTCTACTCGCAGGGTGCGACACCGTCTAGGGTGCGTCGGGTGGGCGGACAGCGCGGAAGCATGTCCACCCACCCGGTCTCTTGCGGCATGAGGAGATGCCGCAGCAGCCACAGGCAACCCGAATGCCGGTGGAATGCACGAATCCCCACCTGACGGCCTGAGGCTGTTGGCGGGGCTGCGGTGATATGGACGAATCCATTCAACATGCTGAGGATAGGTGCCCCTTTGCAGAAGGTCAAGCACCTCCACGGTGTGGCGAATCCGACGATGCACGCTCACTGGGGGATGTCCTGCATCGGTACGGTCTGTCCAGCGAGCTCGTGGGTGCAGTCCGGGAGGAACACGATCTGACCGGCGCGCACGAAGCTGTGGCAGTTCGGGGTCGTGGTCTGGTACTGGTCGGTGATCGGTGCCGGCCATCCGGGGTAGTCGTCGGTCAGCGTCTCGTGGGCGTAGAGGAGCACGCTCGGCGCGAGAGTAGGCGCGTCGAGATTGCCGTCGAAGTCCCAGCCGTCCGGCGCTTCCGGCTTGACCGGCACCTGATGGGTGTTGCGGCATCCGGGGCACCACCACACGACCAGCCCAGGAGCGTCGATCGCTCGGCGCATGACGCTCACGCGTCCACCCATCGTCCGTCGCGAATCCAACCGTGGTGGCCGCAGCGTCGGCACAGCACCGACGGCGAGAGGGTGAGTCCCTCCCATGTTCCAGCCTCGCCAGCTTCGACGGTCCAGTGGGTGCCATCGTCAGGGTTCAGGGAGACGTACCCGCCCGAATGCTTGGCCTCACGGTCGAGGCCGTCATCCGCTGGAGGCGGCGCGCACCAGTGCCGCTCGATCAAGCCGACGATGACCCCTGAGCGTGACTCGCACCACACAGCGACCGTGCCGTTGCCGAGATCGTGCTCGCCCTCTTCGAGCGGGATCGGCTGCACTGCTGGGTCGCGGTTCACAGGGTCGGTCATGCGCTAATCCACCTTCCATCGCGAATGAAGCCATGCAGCCCGCAGTCGAGACACAGGATGCTCGGGCTCACAGTGAGCGGGTCGACGGTGACGATCACATGCCCGGCAGGGTCAAGGGACGGTGCACAGCGGATAACGCCGGCATTCGCCCGGAACCGGGCTGACCGGTTCGGGTTCGATGGTCGACGGTCACACACGTGACCGAACAGATGCGATCCATCGACCATGATCAGCACTTCGGCACCGACCGGGCAGTCAACGATCGGCACCACACGATCGACTCCCTCGGTGGGGGTGAGGTCGATGTCGGTCATGCCCTCTTCGCGTTGACCCACCCTCACGAATATCTCCGCCTCGACACGCAGGAGATCGGCAGTGATGATTCGGTTCTTCCCCTCCTCGAGCCGAAACGGCAGCTTACCCTCACGCATCCACGCATAGATGCGCGAGACGTCCCGGCCGACCAGCACCGCCGCCTCCTTCGGACTCACCTCAGCCTTCGGAACCGCCATCATCCACCTCCTCGGAATCGTCGTCGTCCTCCTGCGGCTCAAGAGGAAGCAGCGCCAGATGGTCAGGGTTCTCCGGGTCGAAGGGCTCCTCAACCCGCTCACCAGGCGTCCAGTCCCCGTCAGCCACGAGCGAACTGCGATGACATGAGCACTGCGTGTTCGTGCATCCGCGCTCGCCGCGGCAGCGGCTGCAGCAGGTCTTCTCGATGGCTGTGACCTTCTCGAACGCTGCCTGGTCGAGTACGTGGCTGCACTTCTCGTTCGCGCAGGTGACTGTGACGTTGCCGCCGAACGCTGGTGTGGGGTGCCAAACGAGGGTGAGCTGGGCGCACTTCGGGCAGCGGGTGCGCTTGATCTGGTGCGCCTTCTCCTCCACCGCGTGCGTGCGCACGGCAGACGCAACAGACCGGGAGAATCGCACAGCGTCCTTGGCGCCCTCCTCGGTGGATACCCAGAGGGTCGCGTTGCCGTGGAAGTAGCGCAGGTAGGACCTGAGCTCGTCGAGGGCCAGCTGTGTGCCGGGGATCGGGACGTAGCCGAGGGTTCCGGCGCTGATGCCGCCGTTGTCGCGCTGCACAGCCCTGTCGATACCGTTGAGCATCCGCTCGAACGGTCCCCACTCCTCGAAGGCATGCTGGACGCCTTCCCAGCATGACCAGCACAGGTATCCGGTCGTGGCGAGCTTCGGCAGGCATCCCGTGCAATGACGCTCGGTGCGCTCGGTGCGGCCCAGCTTCGGATTCCACACGTGCACGTACCCATCGCAGGTGACCTTGTGCTGCCCTCTGAGCACGCACGATCGCGCATCCGTCATCCGGTTCGTCACGCACAGGATCGTCACTCGTACGCCTCCCATGCGCCGCCAAGGAACACCTCGACAACAACGCGA